GTAGAGGGCTCCCAAAGGGGTTACCCCCTCTCGTTGTGTAGGGTTACCCTCTAACAGAAGCCAGAGAGGCCTAAGAATGAAACGAAAGATATATCTTGTCAGTGACTGTCATGTAAAGTCACGACTATGGACCAACTTTGCTGCTGTGCAGGGCGACGCCTACATGGCAATGCGCAAGATGGCGTCCGAAACCGACCCGTCAAGTGTACTTATCTCCTGTGGAGATTTGCTCGACTCGAACAGACCATCCAATGTCGACCTTGCGGAGACAGCCGAATTCCTGAACCACTTTCACAGGGTGCTGTACATAGCTGGCAACCATGACGACTGTCAGCCGTCTATCGTGCCTGTGATGTGTCCTTATGCGTTGCATCTGACACCTGATGATGTCGTTCGTGAAGGCAATCTCGTCATCTGCGGCATTGACTGGCAGCGCAGCAGGGAAGCATTCCTTGAGTGCCTTGCTCAGGCTGCACAAACACTCAGCGATGAAACCGGAGAAGGAGGTCAACCTGTATTGATCATGCATCAGGCTGTGCACGATTTCCTGTCCATTGACGGCGCCAGTATATGCACAGCAAAGGAAATTCTGGATACCGTAGGACATGATGTCATTGTGTACTCAGGCGACATCCACGTCACACAGCATGTTGCTTCCAGCCTTGACAAAGGCAGAGTACAGTCTCCAGGCCCGCTCGTCCCACAAGACACTTTGCAGGCCCGTAGACAGCAATTTTACTGGGAACTCGACAGTGACACCGGGGTACCTGCTCAGCATCCCGTCAGCGTGCGTTCTTTTGCGTTTCTTGACAGTGCCGTTCCTGACTTCGATCTCGCAGCGTCTCTGGATGCACTTGACAGAAGCCTTGAGCTGCCGCCTGTTGCGATACTGCAGGTTCGCGGCGACTATGTGCCGCCTAAAAGTCAGCTCAACAGAGAGGACTGCATCGTAGTTGTCCGTACGGAACGGACTTCGACAGAAGTAAGTGCTGCAGAGGAGTCCAGTGTAACTACACTGGAGGAAGCTATAGCTCAGGAAATCGAGGCTACCGAACCGCTGCTTGCAGACGTGTTGCAGCCGTTGGCGGACAGACTGGCAGCTGCTGATAAGCCTGATGAGCTGCTGTCGACACTGCTTACGAACTGGGAGGTGACAACGTGATACAAGTCAAACACATGAATCTGTTCCATTTCTGCCGGTTCGACAAGCTGTCGCTTGATGTACAGCCAGGTCTGACCAGAATAGCAGGCCCTAATGGATCGGGAAAGACGACAGTCTTCAGAGCACTGATCTACGGTCTGACCGGTTGGTGCGACCCTGCGTGGGGTACACAAAGCGATCTTCAGCAGGACGATGAAAGCGTCCCTGGCTATGTCGAACTGACACTGTTGGTAGACGGCGAGGAATACGTCCTGAAGAGGTTTGCAGGGACTGGCACGAAGCTGGTTGACACGCTATGTAAAGACGATGTAATAATTGTTAAGAATCGTCAAAAAGTAAACGCATGGCTGGAACAGTTCACAGGTATCGCAATGCCGGTAATGGCGCAGCTGATGTGGCTGCGACAGGAAAACTCATCTTGGCTGCTGACAGCTACAGCTGCTCAAATCAATCAGTTCCTCGGTCTCATTTTCGATACCAGAAAGCTTGAGACCTACAGGCAGCACCTGAAAAATGCCTGTGACAGCATACCGAAGCTGCGCGATGACTTTGATGCGAGAAAGCAACAAGCTGCAGAGACACTGCATCAACAGTCCTCACAGAAGGAGCTGCTGTCACAACAGCTGCAGGAACAGCAGGCACTTGTACAGGCTACACGGGAAACGCTGCAGGCATTCGGTAACAGCATGTCTGTTGCTGACCGTGACAAGCTGCTGCGTCTGCACGAACAGGAACTGGCAGCCTACAGCAGAGACCTCGACAAGTATAGGGATCTGCAGGAAGCTCCTGCAGTGGATATCGAGACCGAGACAGCAGCTGAGACTGCATTGGTCTCCAAAATATCCACGCAACGACTTGAAAAGTCGACTTGTGAACGAATGTTGAACAGTGCTCGCGCCGATAGAGACAACAGCAAGTGGAGGCTTGATCAGCTGCGTAATATACACACGCCTGATACCTGTGAATTATGCGGCTGCAACCTCAGTACCAGTCCAGAGACGTACCGTAACAACAAAGTCAAACTGTTACTGCAGCAAGCCTTAAGTTATGAGGAGGCCATCAGAAACTTTTCTGAGACTTACGAAATCAGTGCACATAAATGCATTGAACTGGAAAAGCGCATGGCCCTGCTTGAACATGATATTGCTTCAGATGATAAAGTGCTGGAATCAATCGGACAGAAACGTGCTGAAAGACTTCGTTACATGGAACAGCTGCAGCACAAAACAGAGCTTCAACATAAGATTGAACAGGTAGCTGCTGAAATCGAAAAGCTTAAGGCGACGCCCGTGTATGATGCGTCTATATCAAAGCAGCAGATTGAAAGCATGCTTCGCAGTGCCGAAGCCAGAGAGACGGAACTGAAATCCGCATATGAGACCTGCATTGCTTCCATTGCGGCTGCGCAGCAGGTAATGCATGATGCGGAAGAGGATGCTGTCAGGTATAAGCGTAACGAACGTGTACGTCAGGTCCTGTCGACTTTGCGTGATGTCTTGTCACAAAGCAGAGCACAGGCAAGATACCTCAACAGCAAGATATCTGCCCTGAATGGCAATATAGCTCACTACCTGCAATTGTCCGAGATGCCTTTCACAGTTTTCCTCGATCCTGCAGAGCATGTTTTCAAGTACAGGATGGATGATTGTGACATGCAGCATCAGGCAGGCATGCTGTCTGGTGCACAAAAGGCTGCAGCCGCAATTGCAATACAGATGTCGCTCGTTGTTACAGCGGTGCCTGATCTGACACTGCTTCTGCTGGATGAAGCGGATGCTTCGTTATCACCGGAGAACAAAGTAATCGCTACCAAGCTTTACAGGGTCCTTGCAGAGACACTCAGTGGAAGCGATGGCAGCACATTCGTCATAAGTCAGTCAGATACTGTTGCTGCAGAATGTGACAGAGAAATAACACTATAAGGAGAACGGAATGAAAGTGACAGAACTTGATCGAATCGAAATTTGCACGCAAGTAAAGTATGCGTGGACTAAGAAAGTATTTGAGCTTGATGGTTGCCCTGATTGGGCTCAGTGGGCAGCTGTTGACAAGAGTGGAAACGCATTCTGGTACAGTAACGAGCCAGTTCTGTGTTCCTTCGGCTGGTTAACATCTTTGAAAGACAAATATAAGTCCATATGTGACGCTGATAAGCGTCCACTTCTGTTCAAGGCAGATGGTTGGGTCTACAGTCTGATAAAGAGACCAAAGTCTGTACACAAGAACGTATCGGCACACTTGTGCAGAGACAGCAAAGGCAGATTTGTCAGCAGGATCAAAGACGCTACACCAGATCTGCCTCAGACACAATGCCTCCCAGCAGAAGCTCACTATGACTATGGCAGATGCAAATTGCTCGAGTTCTCCGCACGTGAGATCAGCGACGAGTACGGCAATGCCATGCTACAGCTGAGACTGTTGCTGAAAAGCAAAAAGCGCATTATAGAGCTGGTCATAGATGTGCGTCCTGGCAGCAAGGAAAACGGCGCGCTTCATTATTTTGTAGTAAAATCAGAGCTTGAGCAAGCACTTTTCAGTGCTTTATTGCAGAAAGACAAAGAGATCGACGCAGACTTATCTGCGATATGTCCTGTACTTTATATATACAGTAATACTGACATACGTGAAATCAGGTTTCCAGCAGCCTCATGCTGGAGAATCGAGCGGGAAATTGCACTGTAACACATAACAGGGGCATGAAAATGAAGGCAACAGAACTCGATACAAAAGAAGTGACAGTGACACGTACAGAAAAGCGGTACGTCTTAAACGAAAAGGTGTTCGACCTTGACAACTGTCCTGACTGGGCTCAGTATGCAGCTGTGGATCATGATGGTATTGCAACCTGGTTTAGCAGTAAGGCGTTTCTTGCAGCAGACAACAGGTGGCAAGCAATAAAACTATTCCCAGGAAAATGTAAGGTCATCGATTGTACAGATGGAAGATACATTGACTTTGATACTGAAGACTATGAGATCAGTCTTATCAAGAGACCTGAGAAGGTACTCGAGGTCACCATGGCGGACCTTGAGAAGAAATATGGATGCAAGATCAAAATTGTAAGAGATGTATGTGATCTCATATTACGTTATACGAAAGGCACGTAAATCCAATGCCTGATAGTCTGAATATAAAGCTCAGCTATACTGTATGCTCATGTACTCCGTGGCCCGCTAGCCTGCGGGATACAGCTCGTTTCACGCTGCGTGAGCCGAAGACGCCGGAAGAACTTCGAGCAGAGCGAGAAGCTATCAAGCGTGCAGGCGGAACAGCTAAACCAAAACCCTATAAGTTCACGAGTCACAGCTGCGTGGAAACAAGGAATGGTTCAGGTTACTTCCTGATAGGTTTCTGGCCGCACCTCAAGCTAGAGCTTGAAAAGAGCAATATACCTTACAGTATAGACGACCAGCGAGATCATTCACTCAGACCTGATCCTGACTATAACTGTCTGTCGGGTATACAGTTCCGAGAAGGTCAGGCCGAAGCCCTGGCAAGCATCATATCCAGTGACGGCGGTCTGCTGTGCTCCAATGTTTCGTTCGGTAAAAGCTTCCTCATCAAGGTGCTCTGTCAACTGTACCCTACACTGAACATACTTGTTGTATGCAATGCGGGCGAAGTTGTAAGAGAGCTGTACAGAGCCATCTCTGAAGTGCTTCCCGGTCAGGTTGGCCTGCTCGATATGAAGCACAGTGAGATCAATGGCAAACGCATCATTGTCACCACGACAAAGTCCATGACGAAAGTCAAACCGGAACAGGTACAGCTGATGCTGGTGGATGAATGCCATTGCGCTGGGTACAACGAGACAGGATTCCAAATACAGCAGTTCTGCTTCTGTCGCCGCTTCGGGTTTACAGCAACACCGATCAGAAACCAAGGTGATCACCTGTACTTTGAATCTTTGTTCGGTCCTGTGCTGCAGCAGCAGACATTTGAGCAGTCTGTAGCCGCAGGTTCGGTAACTCCGATCGAATACACGATGGTACCATTGGAAAAGAAGTTGACATATCTCGACGACATAAAGCAGTTGCCTAATGCAATACAGTACCGACTGATGTATACCAACAATCCTGTAAGGAACAGACTTATTGCAGGCGTGTTCAACGACATCAGACAGGCTAATCCGGATGCACAGATACTTATCATGACTCAGACTATCGAACACTTGATACGGCTGTGTGAACTTATTCCGGGTCTGCATTTTGCACACGGTGAAAGAGGCGACCTTAGCTCATATAAGCGCAAGAAAGGGCTCGAGAATGTGGACATGTACAAGTACAGACAGTCAGCTGAGCAACTGTCGTACGTGAAAAAACAGGCCGAGCTTGGCGAGTACAAATCGCTTATAGCTACAGGCGTCTGGTCAAAGGGTATCAACCTGCATCACTTGTCTGTGCTGATACGAGCGGACGGCGCTGTGTCCGGTATACCGTCTGTGCAGATACCAGGACGACTTGCGCGACTTGACGACGGAAAAGAAGTCGCTTTTCTTGTGGACTTTTCGGACGAGTTCTGTGAGTCCGCAGGTAACAGAGCAGTAGCCAGAACCAGGCATTATAACAAAGAAGGATATGCGTGTGTATCTTATATAGATATGCTGAACGAAATAAGGAGTACTAAATGGAGTACAAAAAGGGGGAATTCGGATATTGGTGGACAGTAGAGAAGGGAATGGAAGATGTAGCTGGAAAAGAGTTCATAGGCTGTATAGGCTGCAGCCATGCTGGACTGACATCTCTGAGAGGTGCTCCAGGTATCGTGCAAGGATATTTCGATTGCTCCGACAATTGCCTTACGTCGCTTAGATACGGGCCTAACTGTATTTACGGTTCGTTTTACTGTTATGGTAATCTCTTATCGTCACTTGAGTACGGTCCGACAGATACCGCTTATTTTGATTGTTCCGACAATAAGCTGACTTCGCTTAAAGGTGCGCCGATAAAAACAAGAGGCAGCTTCTGTTGCTTTATGAATAGGCTGAAGTCACTGAAAGGAGCACCGAAAGAGGTTGATGGCAGCTTTGACTGTGAGAACAATCAGCTGACGTCACTAAAAGGCGCACCTGATAGGGTTGCGCGAAACTTTATATGTAGCAGCAATAGGCTGACGTCGCTTGATGGTATGCCAAAGCTGTCAGTCGGTACGATAGATGCTGCATATAACCGCCTGACATCTATTGAGGCTTTGGATGATTTGGAAGGCACCATCAAACTTGTACTGATAGGCAATCCGGATCTGAAAGTCCTGGCAGATAGATTGCCGCTCGAAAGTATCGATGTGTATGGTGACGTCTACAGATGGCGCGGTTCCACATGGAGCTTCTTCGACGGCGTACAGAAAGAGGTAGCAACGATACGCAAATCCGGTTCCCTCACTGTGTACAAGATGAAAGACGGCACCTATGCTGTGCACGACGGAGAGGCATACGCTCATGGCGAGACACTCAAGGCAGCAAAAGCGGATCTCCTTTATAAGCGCACATCAAAGGACCTCAGTGAATACAAGGAGCTCACTCTTGACTCCAAGCTTACACTTGAGGAGTGCATCAAGATGTACCGCTCAATAACCGGAGCGTGTTCTCTGGGCACAAAGGAGTTCTGCTCGAGGAGGAAGCTCAAGAAGGCTTACACTGTTGGGGAAGTCATTGAGCTCACAGATGGTGCGTATGGGAATGCTATGTTGAGGGCGTTCTTCAATGAGGAACAATGATAAATGTTTCAGCTGGACACCCGAGAAGCGCAGGTTGCTGATCCAGCTGCTTACAGCTATGCTGATATCTCTGGCAGGTATCGTCATCTCGACCATCTGGCTTGCGTGCACCAAGATGCCATCCAGTAAATACCAGATGTTTGATACATATGTGCTTCTTTTCTTTATCATCTTGGATGTGCTTTCCTGTGCGAAACTCGCCTTTATGCTACGTCAGGTTTGTAAGTGGCATAGGCACATGGAGAAACAACAAACAGGTCTTGAGGGTTTATCTGGTCTGCTGCTGTTGACATTACAGGGGAGGCACACGATTATCGCGACTTTGTTGCTGCTGGGGCTATGCAGTGTACTGTCTGCGATTACGTGTTGTCTGGGCACATTTCTGTATCTGTTGGTAACAGGTGATATATGAGTGCGGACAAGAAGCTGCTGGTCTTTTGCACATGTTGCAATGTCGATTTTTCAAGATATTATGTACGTGCGGCCGAGTGGGGCAGGCAAAGGCTTGCTCTTGATATTTCGGCGAAGCTGATGGTTTTCAACGATGGACCTGACCGGGATTTTCGAGAGTTGTGGGATCTGAATGTCACCGTTGTTTCCAATGAACCTGTGCTGGGACGCAAGTCCGTGCCCAATTTCCCGGGATGGAAACGCAGCTTCGGCAAGGCTATGCTGTACAGCTTGTCCTTCGATTACTGTACGCACATAGAGAGCGATGTCAGAATAGTCGACAGAGCGGTGCTGGACAGATATCTGTACAGGAAGGGTTCGTATGCTGCGTTTGACCATAGATACCGCCGCATAGAGTCAGCTGTTATGTTTCTCAACCACCGGGTTGTCAGAGGGCAATTGGCCCATAAATTCCTCAGTTATGAAATCATGCACTCCAATGTGGAAGCCGAGCATGAAATGTTTCCGCATGTTTCAGTAGCCAGTGATATACACAGCTACAGGCAGGAAGGGAAACCTATACCTGAGTACTTGAAACCAAAGCTCGCATTCATCACGTAGAGCAAATAAACGAAACAATAAAGGAAGTAAAATGACAGAATACACTTGTGAATGTACAGCAATAGGCTGTACACATACATGTACATGCAAGACAGATGGTCTGCCTCCAGAAGTGTGCTGTATCTCCGGCTTGAATACAACAGGCTGGCAAAGAACTGAAGACCATAATAAGACATCCCCACAGAAGGTTCCCGATTGGTGTAAAACCGGAGCGTTTGTGTATGTCACACCTGACAACAGAGAGCCATTCTATGGGGAGGTTTACGGCGTTACCTACTCTCGTGTATACAATACAACGGAAGTCAAGGTGACGCTTGATGGTGAAACCGTAGTCGGGGTGTTCACATGGGATAACGTTAGGCGTGCTCGCCTCCGTCAGTGGAATGATGACGAGATGAAAAGCAAGGTAGGCAAGGTGTTTGAAGATGGTGACAAAAATCTTACGCTCTGCCTCGGATATCAGAGGGCGAATGGAACCCTGCATTTCGAGGGTAAAGTCATGTCGTCAGACTCACTTATTGAATCCGACTGGAAGCTTGACGGCTTCCCCTGCGGAACCTTTGAACGCCAAAACGAAGATGGGAAATGGGTGGAATGAGTAAAGAATTGAAGCCGTGTCCGTTTTGCGGGGAAACAAGACTTATTATAGAAGACAATCAAAAGGTTCAAGATGTTCATGTCTTGTGTAATGACTGCGGAGCAAAAACGTCCTTTGATGGAATTCGCTATGACGTAGCAGGCAGATGGAATGGTCGCCCGATTGAGGGTGTTATACAAGATCGCATTGAGGAGCTGGAAGCCGAAAACAGTTACCTGCGCGAGATGCTGAATAAGATCCGCGTGAAAGCATCGTTGCATGCGGAAGCATGCGAGTGTGGCCCTGATGCAGCCAGGCTCAGGCTCATAGAAAAAGAAAGCGAAAAGGGACTGAAAAAGGTGGGTTATGTCCGAAGCAAGTTTGACTGAATTCACTATGTTCGGCAGTGAATACGAGGCTGTCGACAGCAGTATATGCTGTGGCTGCGTCTTTCTCAGTAAAGAGGGGGGCAGGTGTCTCAAATCCGAGATTGTACGGTCAGCTTCAGTTCACGGCGATCTTAGTTGTCTCAGCTTCTATAGGACTGACGGCAGGGATGTTATCTTCGTAAGGAAGAACAGCAAACCCTATAAGACTGACTGCGGTTCAGTTAACAATGGCGACCTACTCAAGCGCATGAACAACAGGGAGCTGGCAGATGTCATAGGGTTCTTTGCCCGCTGGATGCAGAGGGCCGACATAGGTGAGGACAACTACAGTGAATACATGCTGCGCTGGCTGAGCTCGTTGGGAACACCTGGAGATGCTGGCGCAAAATCAAGGCACCAAAGTACTTTCCGAGCACAAAACGGTGCTCGACTTGTGGACATGTGAAGGAGGCCATGCCTCCGAACGTCAGAACATACCATTGCGACCACTGCGGAGCCCATCTCGACAGAGATGAGAACGCAGCTCGCAACTTGATGTTGCAACCGTGGGTCACACGGTAAGATGCGCGGTGATGGTGCTTGTGACGAATGTCACAGGTACCAAGTGATCCGCGAAGACAATCCGGTGCAACGCCGGATGAGATCATGACAGTAAGGAGTGCTGGAACGTTTTATGCAGTCGAACGAGCAGCATACAGTAGGCTTGCATAGCCAATAATAAGGCGCACAAGAAAGGAGAACAAAATGAAAGTAACAGAACTTGACACAAAAGAAGCACAGGTAACCCGTACAGAAAAGCGGTACGTCTTAAACGAGAAGGTGTTCGACCTTGACACCTGCCCCAAATGGGCTCAGTATGCAGCTGTGGATGAGGATGGACATGCTTACTGGTACGAGTATAAACCGAACCAATATTCTGCCAGTTGGAGAAATACGGCACCTCGTTTAGTGTCGCACATACATACTGACACACTTTTCGATGCCACCGACTGGTGGAATAGCCTTATCAGGCGCCCACAGAAGGTACTTGAGGTTACTATGGCAGACCTGGAGAAGAAGTTTGGATGTAAAGTGAAAATTGTAAAGGAGCTTTGATATGCTGACTGCAGATGATGTCTTGTGGCGTCTGGAACGTAACGCATATGAATGTGATGCAATCATACTGGACGGTCAGCTGGAGACTGTAAAGATCAGCTGCGAATCACGTGACTATATCTTATTAGACATCTCTATAGATGTTAAGCAGAAAACCCAGCGCCTTTTGGTTAGGCTGTATTACAGTGAATTGTTCAAGCGTAAACTCTCACAGAAAGATATCAAAGACACTGTGTCAAATCTTGTATGCAGGTTGCTTGAATATCCGAATTCATATATTACTGTAAGCAGTATAGACACTGATGGAGCTTAACAACTCCCTTTAACCAGCGATGGTTATCGAACAAGAAAGTGAATTGCTAATAGATCCCAAGAGCCTCACGATGCCAATAAAATGGATCAAAAGAGAAAACAAAGAAGTGAGGATACCGCAAGGCGACAGTAAGCCTAAACGGGAGTGACAACGGACGTTTAGCAGCCG